AGTGAGATCCGCCCCTTCAAAATTGGCATGGCTGAAATCAGCCGACCTTAAGAATGCGCCCGTTAGGTCCGCATCTTTAAAATTTGCCTCCCTTAGGCACCGCCCTTCTAAGACGAGCCCCTGGAGGCTTGCACCGCTGAAATCGGCACGCTTGCCTGCGGAGCGATCCTTCAACCATGCTTCGTGCATGGTGCACATTTCATCAACTCGTTCCTGTGTGTAGTTTTCCATTTTGTTTCTCCTTCTGTGTTTTTGGCGTTTTTTAATAATATATTTTAGGCGTAACCCGGAACCCCGGGTTGCGCACTTTGATTATTTGTTGCAATACATATTTTATTTCTCTTTTCAGCAAATTCCGCTCTCGTTAAATGTTCATTTTGTAAATCTTGTCAGTCATCGTACATGTCATCGCCCATAGCACGCAGCTGGTCAGCCGTGTATGTGCGCTGTCTGTAATTTAACGCGGGATTTGCTCGCTGCGCCCGCTGTGATTGCTGCCTCGGCGCTGTGGTGCTGTACTCATCGTCCCACCGTGCGCCGCGGAAAAAGGTCGCAGCCTGCATGACGTAGCGGTCTTCGACTTGCGCCTGCGTGACATAGTCTGCATACCGGCGCAGTCCCGCCTCGATGCGCTCCGCCGGCACGCCGCGCTTAAGTGCCGCCATGTAAGCCCGCTTTGCGGTCTGCTTGCCCTGTCTCCGCGCCTGCGGATACAGCGCCCAAAGACGCTCGAAGGCGTCATCCGCACTCTCTCCGCCGCATGGCGGTGTATGTGTATGTGTATCTTTATTATCTATGTTATTGTTATTAATATAATTATTGATGCAACTTTGTTGTATGGTCGATACAACTTTGTTGCATGGGTCATGCAACTTTGTTGTATGGTCGATACAACTTTGTTGTATGGGTATGCAACTTTGTTGTATAGGTCTTTCGGCATCGTTGCCGAAGTTATCCGCAGTTTTATCCACATGTGGATAAATTGCCGAAAGGACGGCTTTATAAGCGTTCACCCCGCTGCCGTCCAATGTTTTTATGATATATCCTTTATCAATGAGTGATTTTATACACTTTCGCACGGATTCGACCGTTGAGTTAGTCCAGTCCGCCAAATATTTCATACTTCCGA